TGTTCATCAAAATTTTGAGTTGCTGAATATTCTTGTGCTAAATTTAATGCTGTTAGTGACGTGCTTGCTGTAACATTTGGTAAGGTTAGAGTAACATCTGTAGTGGCTGCTGGACCTATGAGAGTTACCTTGTTTGTACCATTGTCACTATCCTCAAAAAATTCTATAAAACCTGCACTAGTTGCACCGTTTTTAAGCTGTATTCCTGCATTTGCAATTGGGGTTGTTAAGATTTTATTTGTTAAAGTATCTGAGCTACTAGCTGTAATAGCACCTATATCTGATAATACTTCTGCGGCACTTCTACCTTCAACAGTAGTTCCATCTATTTTTAAAAAGTCATTATCTGCTACACCACTACCAAATGTAGCTACATTACCTGATGATATACCAGCAGTAGCAATGTCAGTAGTAAGAGCTATAGTTCCTGCACTAGATGGTAAAGTAAGAGTAATATCTGCTGTAGACGCAGGTCCTATTAGCGTTACTTTATTAGTACCATTGTCACTATCTTCAAAAAACTCTATAAATCCAGCAGATGTTGCACCATTTTTTACAGAGATACCAGCACTGTGTATATCTTTCTGGGAAAAAGTAGCTACTCCACTAGAGGCTATTGTAATAGAATCAGCATCGCTTGCAACACCTATTGTACCACCGTCTTTAATTACTAAGTCATCTGCTATAGTAAGCAATCCTGCTGAACTAAGTGTCATCTTAGCAGTAGCACTAGCATCTGCCGCTTCAGAAGAACCTGTAGTAAATACAAGTTTAGTTGCATTAACACTAGACGTAAACTCTGCTTCAGCTATTGCATGTATACCTGCCGAAACTAAAGCCGCGTCACTGCCACTTTCATCTCCTGCCGCAAACTCTATAGAAGCAATTGTTTCATTTGCAGTTATTTCATTTTCTTCTGATTTTAACTGTAATATAATAGGAGTGTTATCACTTGTACCTGTGTGAGTTAAGGTTAAACCCTCATTGTGTACATGAGTTAATGTTACTTCATTGTTTGCTCCAAAGTGTATTACAGATGCATCACTGTCTAACTTTAAATCATTTGATACTAAAACAGCCGTACTAGCATTAAGGTCAATGGTTGCTTCACCTGCAACTGTTAATACACCATCAGATGATTGATGTATAAATGTAGCCACATCTCCAAATGTTAATTTATTTGTACTGTTTAAAGTAAGACCTGTACCATCTGTGTGAGTTAAAGTGGTATCGTTGTCAGCACCAAATCCTAATACAGAACTATCAGAATCTAATTTTAAATCATTACTAACTGTAACAGCAGTAGATGCATTTAAATCTATTGTAGCTTCACCATCTATTCTTAGTACACCATCACCCGACTGTTGCACAAAAGATGCCACATCACCAAAGGTTAGTTTGTTTGTGCTATTTAAAGTTAAACCTGTACCATCTGTATGTGTTAGTGTAGTATCATTATCAGCACCAAAACCTAGCACAGCAGAATCACTGTCTAGTTTTAAATCATTACTAATATTTACAGATGTAGATGCGTTAATGTCTACTATAGGAGATGTTAATTCTAATTCTGTGTCAGCATCAATATCTAACTGACCGTCTGTAGAAGAGTTAATAGATATTGCAGTATCGCGGAACTGTATTTTTTCTGTACTTGCAATTAATAAATCATCACTAAACTCAAAGTAATCCTCATCTTCTTTCCATGTTAAAACACCATCACTTGTGTTAGCATTAAAAGTAAGTACAATGTCTGTGTCACCTGCTTCGCCAAAAGTAATAGCATCAGAAACTAAAGTAATAGCTGTTGATGCTTGTATATCAACAGTAGGTGCAACTATCTCTAACTCTGTATCGGCATCAATGTCTAGCTTACCATCTGCTGAAGAGTGTATTTTTAAATCTGCATCTCTAAACTCTATAATTTTATTAGTATTAGCAATACGTATGTTTGCACCTTCAAATAATAAAGTATCTGTTGATGCCTCGTCATATTCTATACTAGCATCCTGACCTGCGCCAAACTTTATTTTTTTATCATCTGATATAAATAAATCATTTATCTGTACGGACGTAGAACCAATGTCTAACGAAGCAGTAAATGCTAAAGCCGTTGAACCAAATGTAACTTTCTGAGAAGCAGGTCCTATCTCTAAAATCCTAGCACCTTCTCCTGTAGAACCATCGTGATTGTGTCCTGTTGATGCATCAAATGCGGCTAATATAGAATTATATTCATTGTTAAAATCAGTAGCATTAATAACGCTACCAGTTTGAATATTCCCCGATGCTTGTCTAGTATATCCTGCCATCGTTATTACCTTCTTCCATTAATCGCATATTCAAGTGTTGCTGCGTCTAGTGTAAATGCTGGGCTTGTATTATCAGAATCTATTCGTAACGCGGCTGTAAATCCTGAACCTATTAATTGTGTTTCAAACTGTGATTCTAGTGAACCATCACTATAAGATGCTTCATCTTGTCCAGCTACTTTAGTAAATATAACTTGTGTATTATCTGCTATTGTTCCAGCTAAAGCAGGAGTAAAATTTAAAGTAGTTGTAGCACTACCAGCACTGCCAGATATAGTAGGCACAGCAGTTAGTGTATGTATTTGAGCAACCCCAGCAAATTTAAATGTATCATTTGTAGTAATACCCGTATCACTAGTTGCAGATAATGTATCTACTGCTGCACTAGTTGCTCCTATAGATAAACCACTTCCGTTGTTTACTAAACCTGCATGAGCGAAATTAGATGAGCCATAAAGAAAAACATTACCAGCAGAGTTAGATAAATTTATAGGTGCTGGTTGTATTAATCCCGTATCTTGTCTATCAAAATCTAACTTTAAAGAAAAATCTACATCAACACTTCCTGCTGGGTCGGTGTATAAAAATAACTTATAAAAAGTTTTTCTTACTCTTGGGTCACTAATAGGAAGAAATGGAGAATTAAAAGTTGCTTCAATATTTCCACCGTCAAAACCATTAGTTTTTTCTAACTCATAAACATATCCGTCATCATTTGCAAAGTAGGCATGTTCATCTTCATTGTCATAAGAACTATGTGATACAAAAGCATTCATACCTTTTAATTCCGACCAAGCAATATCTAAACCGCCTTGAGTAGAATATTGTGTACCTAATAAACCTTGTGATGAATCATCTGAAAATCCAGAATTAAATCCATATATCCTATATTGAGATTTTTGTCTTATTGTTACTGTAGCGTAGGTAATAGAGTTATTAATAAAGTTTGTTGTTTCTCTCTGTATTTTTTTAGACACAACCCCTAAACCAAAATCACCTAATCTATCAGTCGCAGTTAACAATCTAAGCCCATCAGGTGCTAAGAACATAACGTCACCACCTAATTCTTGAGCAGTGTCTGTATCAATAGCCCCTACATCCTCTGTTATCGGGTCTAATCTAAAATCTGCTATAGTATTACCAGTTAATCTTTTAATACTAGTTTCTGTAAATATAATTAGTTGGTCACGAAATACTATTAAATCTGTAATAGTACCACCTACATTAATACTACCACCACCTGCGGCTACACTGTATGCATCTGTTTGTGTTGTAGATGTAGAACTGTCTCCATCTAAGTATGGAGCAGAAAATAATAATAAATCAGATTTAGCAAAGAATATATGATTTTTAAAAATTGTTGTGTGTGTACACCCCCCAAAATCACTACTTAAATTAGATAATATTCTAAGTGATGTATTATTAAATATAAACGGTTTACTTGCCCCATCAACAAATACAAACTTTTCTGTACCATCAAAATTATATTTTGCAAATCTTACTTTAGTAGCGTCTGAACTAAGAGTAGAACTTTTTTCAGTAAACGTTAGGTCTACATTATCAGTTAAACTTTGTGTGCTAGACAACACTAAATTATTTTGGTCAGATAAACTTGATACAGTTACTGTTCCCGATATACCTGTTCCTGTAACTACCATATCAGCTAAAATAGTATTATTATTATTATCAACTACTAAAGAAGTAGTACTACTAGTTGAGCCATTAACTTTTGCTGTTGCTACAGAAGGTGGAAAAGCTGTACTTTCAGTTAATTGTGTCCAGCCATTTCCTGTTGACCTAAATAAATCATTGCCTCTAACCGCATAAACTTGACTATCAAATCTAAATACACCACGAATTAAACCAGAATTACTTATTGCATTACTGTCAAATTTATCAAAGCCTAGTATACGCCTGTAACCACCTTCAACAGAAGGTTCAAAGTTTTGTAGTACTGTAGCAGAACCGGGTAGATTAGCACCTTGTTGCAAAGGACTAAGGTTACTTACTAAGCCACCTTTAAATTCTACAGGATATGTTTGCCAAGCATCAGCCATTTAATAAACTCTTAATATAGTTATACTTAATTTATTGTGTTTGTCAAGTGTTAGTTGAATGAAAAACCTGTTGTTAAACTATTTGTTCTTACAATTAAACCAGAACGCACATAATCATACCTGTTAATAAGAAGACTACGCATATGTTTAATGCCATCATCAAATTTTTCTTTTGCTACAAGTGCATCTTGGGTATTGCCTCTAAATAAATAAGCATAGTGCATTGCACCATCTGTAATTATATGAGCAAATCTTTCTGGAATAACTGGTACATCATCGCTATTTTCTAAATCAACAGGGATACGATAATACTCATATACTACTGTATAGGCTTTATCGGGTGGTGGTATTAAACCATACTCTTGTGAAGGTGTTCTAAAAACAAAATCAGGAACACCAGATGAACCATTATCCTCATCATATTCAAAATGTATATACTTTTCTAAATACTCTTCATAAGAAAGTATTTTTAATTTACGAGTACTATTTCCTAAAGTAGAACTTTCTTTTATTCTAAATGTATTTACATCTAATACTTTAGCGTCATCTGGATTTCCATACCTAAGAATATTTTCAGTTAATATATCTTCTTGTGTAACGTGATTAAAAGGCCAGTTGTATTCACTTTGATTTATATAACGAATTGAAGAATTAACAGCATCTTTAGCCTGTGAGTAAAAACCTGTTGCAGTTGCAAAATTACTTGATGATAATTCAACTTCGTTCAATCTTCTATTGATTTGATTAACTAAAGAAAGATAATTATATGCCATTATTTTTGCCTTATTCTAAGTTTAATAGAACGCTCTGCTGTAATACCATTACTATCTGTAACAGTACAAAACAAAGTATAATCTGTGTTGTTAGTTCCAGCAGATAAATTTATAGTAGCTGTCTGTAAATCTGTACTAATTGTTTGAGCAGTACTAGTTAAACCATTTACAGTTCCTGTTGCAGATAAAGTTGTTTTAGCATTACTAGCATTATTAACAGCCCAAACAGCACTGCCACTAATTGTAGCACTACCTAAAAACCTAGACCAATCTACACTATAATCTAATGTTTCATCTGGGTCTTTATTTGGAAATCTTAATGACATGTTAAACTCCTACGCAACTTTAACTGTTCTATCAGCACTTGTTGTTTGCCTATCTATACGAATGGTTCTATTTTCTTGTGGTATATATACTACTCTATTTAATGTAGAAGGATTTCCTGAATTAAATATTGTTCTTGGCACAGTAGAAACTAAAGTTTTTCTATCTGAACTAGTTGTTCTTTTTTCTATAAACACTGTTCTATTTTCTTGTGACACGTAAACTACCCTATTAAAATTAGATGGATTAGGTGATTCAAGTATTGTTCTGTTTTGTTGTGGTACATATACCGTTCTATTTATATTGGAAACATTTGGTGATGTTACTATAGTTCTTGAAATTTCAGCTACTAAAGCAGTTCTGTCACTAGATGTAGTTTTTCTTTCTATATAAACAGTGCGTTTTCTATTATAGTTATCTCTGGTATCAAAGTAGTTAAAAGATGAAACAGAAATATTTAATACGCTAGATGTTCCTGTAGAAGATGCTACAGCGTTTCTTAATCTATCTCCCGTACTAACTGAAGAAGCAGAGCCTGTTGATGTGCCTTGTGCTACTTGTATTAGACTTGAACTACCTGATACAGATGAAGTACCTGCTGAACTACCTACTCCTATTCCTTTTAAAGTAGAACTACCTGATACAGATGAAGTACCTGCTGAACTACCTACTCCTATTCCTTTTAAAGTAGAACTACCTGATGTAGATGAAGTACCATTTGATTCAGCAGTAACACTATTTAATTTAGTTGCCGTACTACTTGTAGATGATGTACCTGCTGATGAAGCAATTCCTAACTGTTTACTTGTAGCAGAACCACTTGTAGATGATGTACCTGATGAGGAAGCAACCCCTAACTGTTTACGTGTAGCAGAACCAGATACACTAGAAGCACCTGCTGAACTTCCTATCCCTACTTTTCTTATTGTAGAGTTACCCGATACACTAGAAGTACCTGCTGATGATGCAATTGCAACTTGTTTACTAGTTGCACTTCCTGCTACAGATGATGTACCTGCTGATGATGCAATTGCAACTTGCTTACTTGTAGCAGAGCCAGATACACTAGAAGTTCCAGCAGAAGATGCTGTAGCTGTTTCAACTGTTGCTGTTACTACTAATGCACCAAAAGGTACTTCAGAAAATGCAGAACTAGCAAATGCCATTTATTACTCCAGTGGGTCAGGCCAGTTATGTATGGGAGCATTCCCAGTAGGATTACCATCACTATCTACAGGAACATTCCACAATGCCATAAATGCTGTATGGTCAGCCGCATTAGTAATCGCTGTTTCTATTGTACCTGAAGCTGTTCTAACAGCCGCACGATAAGTTGCTACATTTGTTGGAATAGCTGTGGTCGTCTCTGCTTTACGTACTACATACCAATCTGTAGGTGATAATAATAATCCTGCTGTATCTTTTGTGTTGGCTATCCAAGCTGTTTTTAACTCAGCTACATCTCTAGGGTTACTAGCCGACGAATAGAACGTGCTATTATAAGGTGTGGGGTCAACTTCCCATGTAAGACCTACAGCCTTCTTCTCTGCATCTGTAGTGAGTGCTAACCAATTACTTGGATACTGATTTCCGTTGGCATCAGTCCAACTCCTTCCCGGATTAATTGTCTTTGTACCTAATTTCCAAGACATTGTTTATCTCCTATCTTGCATTCGCATATTTAAAAGGCATCTCAGCAAATGCCATGTAGATGTAATCATGTCCAGAACCATTGTATGACGAACCATCATTTCTTAATTTAAACCCATTTGACACAAAGTCTAATGACGTAAATGTAGTTTCCTGATTACCTGAACTTGGTAATAATCGTGCATCAACTACATTATTATTTTTTATAGTTGGGTCAGCCTCATTTGGAGAACCTCTTTTGTTGTCGTGTACGTTCCAGTTATTACCACTCGCACTTGTTTGTTTTATTATAACAAAAGCTGGTCTAAAACCTGTGTAGACAAACGTGCCACCTGTACTTCCGTTGCCTGTGTAACTGCCAAACTTGGAATAGCCATCAACGGAGTGGAAGCAGTAGGCGATATAATTTTTACCACTAGCACCTTGATTTGCACTAGAGCCAATTTGAAACACAGTAGAAGTTGGCGCAGTTCTTGAAGAGTCGCCCTTTCCGGCAGTTGTAAATCTTAGAAAATCAACACTACCATCAATTATTGTTGTAATAAATTCCCAATCGGCGGTATCAGTTCTATTCTTGTGGAGAACTAATTCTGGCGCAGAGAGTAAGCCGTGAGCCACAGTTTCAGTTGAACCCACGCCAGTATAACTTATAATACTAAACCCAGCCTTTGTATTGACCTGACCAGAACTATTAATCGTGCCAACGCTTGTTGCTGTAGCATCGTTGCTGAACGCTGTCCCTGCAAGCCAGTTCCAAGATACAAAAGTACCGCCATTAACATTGTAAGCACCTGCACCTACATTAGCTAAAGTAA